ATGTATTGCTGGATAAGTGAAGAACTTCCAGATGTAATTACATATTTAACAGATACTCCTGTAGTTTATGATGCTGACTGTAATGCTTTACAATCATTTAATAATGATTTATATTGGAGAGGTCAAATTATAAATACTGGTGGTGTAACTGGAATATCTACAGTAGATAATGGTTTATCAGAAAACCCTGCTGGTAATGCACAATTAGGTGGACAAATTATACAACCTACTAGTGTTGAATTAGTTGATGTAAATTCATTCCAAATTACATCTCCAATAACAACAGGTGGAAATACTTCTATTTATATGTTTCCTGTTGTACCAGATGCTGGTATTGTTGGTTTTAATGGTTCTGGTGGTATTTTTGAAATTGATTCAGCTACAATTAAAATGATAGCACCTACTTCAAGTCAATTACAACTTAGAACTCCTGGTGTATCTGGTAGTACTGCTGTTGTTGGAAATGTTTTATCTTTAGTTGATGCAGTTACTGGACAAGTAGAATACAGTGATGTTAATCAATTACAAGGAGATTTACAATTACAAGTTTCTGATCCAGAATTTTTGGTATTTGGTAATTTAAGAAATTGGTATTATACAATTCCTTTATCAACAATGACATTACCTAACTTATCTAGTTTACCAGCTAATTATACTATTGTTGAAGCTAGTTTTTTTAATCCTACAGCAAGTACAGTTGTTATTTCTACAAGTGGTATTGATACTATAACTGGTATGGCTTTTGGTTCATTTATTAATGCACAAAATACTTTATCAATGGATCAAGGTTTATGGGTTACATTAATTGGTGTTCCTGCTCTTAACTCTTGGTTTATCAAAACTTATAATGCATAATTAAAATAAAAATAATATATAAACTAAAGTATGACACAATTCTTTAAAGACCACTTGGGTCAATTATCCAGTAAGAGATTAGTTAGTATAGGTTTTGCAGTTGCTTCATTAGTTTTAGTATTCGTTTTTCCTACTCACGCTAATTTTGATTTTGCCCTTGCTAGTATGCTTGGTTTTGCTGCAACAGCATTTGGCTTCACTAGTTACGAAAAAGTAAATACAAAAGAAAATATAAATGGAAACACCTGAAATCAACAATAATGACTTTGAGATTTTAAACATGGGATTTGATCCTTATGTTCTACAATCTCCAAGAGCAATTCCTACAAATATACTTAAATGGGGCAGGAATAATCTTGCTCCAGATGAGTACTTAGATTTGTACTATAATTCACCAACTCAGATGGGTATCATAAATAAAAAAGCAAACCTAACTACTGGAAAAGGACTAACTTTCTCCAATGGTTCGGCTGAGTTTTTTGCTAAAGATATAAATTTTGATGAATTGTGGAGACGTGTATGTATAGACTACTGGATTTATAATATAATTTCAGTTCAGTGTGTTAGAAAAACTATAACAGGAGAGTTAGCTGAAATTATTTATCAAGATCCAAGTCAGATACGCAAAACTACAGATGATAGTCAATTAGCTCTTTTACCTAATTGGACAGCACAAACTGATACAGCTTTACAAATACCTGAATATAAGGACATTAAGTATGTTCCTGTTTATGATAGTATGAATTCTGGTTTTATATTTAAAACTTTCAATCAACCTGGTGTAAGTTTCTATAGTTTTCCTGAATACTTTAGTGCTATAAGTTCTATATTAACTGAAATAGATTTAATAGAACAGAGAAAGAATTTTATTAGAAATAACTTCTCGTTGAATTCTATTGTAAAAGTCCCTACTACTATGAGTAAAGCTAAGATGTTAGACCTAGCTGAAAGAATAAAAAAGGAATGGACTGGACCTAAAAATGCTGGTAAAATATTAATGATACCTGCAGATGGTGATAAGGCTATTGAAATACTTCCTATATCTTCTCCTATAGATGGGGATGGTATTGCACAATACATCGATCAATGTAGAATGGATATTCTTATTGCTCATAGTATTCCTTCATTGACACTTATTGGTTTACCTGGTCCTCATAGTTTAGCAGGGGATGGAGCTAGTCAAGTTGAGGGAATGATTCAATTGATGGACTCACAAATTATTCCAGTTCAGATGAGATTAATTAAATTTTTTGAAGGACTATTTGCTGACGCTGGTTACCCAACTGAAATAACTATAAATAACGAAAAATTCGAATAATGAATATAGTATCTTTAATAACAGAAAATGAATTGAAATCTTTAACTTCAATTTCTACTAATAACACGATAACTTCACCATTGCGTCAAATAATGTATCAATGCCAATTGCAATATGTTAAAACCCTAATTTGTGAAGATCTTTATAATGAGTTAGTTACACAAATTGGAACTAACACACTAACTCCTGCAAATGTTCTTTTAAGAGAAGCTTACTTACCTATGTTAGCTTGGTACATTTATTATGAATGGTTACCATTCGATTATGCTAAAGCTAGAGAGCAATCTTTAGTTAATCAAGAATCTCCTTATGGCAGTCCTGTTAGCGATACTACTTTAACTTATATGAGAGGCCAGGGTAAATCTTTTGCAGAAAGAAGTGAAATAGAGTTTAAAAAATGGTTATTAGTTAACCAAGATAATTATCCTTTATGGTCCCCTGATTGTGGATGTGGTTGTAGTGTTTGTGGTAATACACCATGCAGATGTAATATTTATAATGACACTACTTTTATCACAATTTAAAAAATATATAAAAAAGTATGTGGCTAAAACTAAAAAAATGGTGGATAGAGATTAAATTAAAAGCTCTTCATAAAGCACTTATGTATAAATTAAAAAATCAGAAATAATGAGTATTGAATGGATAATTGGTATTTTCATAACTTTAATTACAGCTGGTATAGGCGCGTATGTAAAAATGCAAACAGACTTTGCTGAAATAAAAAAGGATATTGAGATGGATGGTAAGTTAACTGCAAGTAAATTTGCAATGATAGATGCTAAAATTGATAGCACAGAAAAGAAATTTATAGAGTCTATAGATAATCTTGAAAAAACTTTGTCTAGCTTCGAAAAGGTGCTAGAAAAGATGGATAAAAATCAGGCAGAATTAGCCAAAACTATTGTAGCTATACAAATAAAATTAGGATAACATGAAACATTTAGCTGATGAATTAATCACTTTAATATTTTCAACACATAGTAACCAAACTAAATCTTTAAGATTAAAAGCTATTGGGCTAAACTATGCGACTTTAACTAAAAAAGAAAAAACCGCATTCGATAAATTAATGCGGTTTCACTACGATACTTTAATAATAGATGAGAGTTTTGAATTGATGGCCTTACTAAAAGATAATAAATTATTGGCTGATTATAATTATTTTAATTTGCTTAAAGAAACTATTTAGTCTTAGGCCCATTATAATCAGGTATTGAATATTTTATTCTATATTCATGAGTTGTCAGGCTTTCTTTTTTAGCTTTATAAGATATTTTACTAAACCACTTTATGTAGGCTGGATGCCTTTTATGGTTATTAATTGAATTTACTTTTGAATTGTATTTAGACTGTATTTTGTTCCTATTACTAATAGGATCTAACATATGTTTTCCAACTAGTTCATTCATAACATCATATCCATTAGTAATGTATTCTTGAATTATTTCCATTTCGCGTAATCCAGGATTTATATTACAAATTTCAATAAAATCTAGTACACATGTTTCGTCAAACCATTGACTTAGTTTTCTATTAGGAGATCTCTTAGCTTCAAATTTATGCCCTGACATTCTTTTTTTATCTGACTGATTTGTCTTACCAATATACACTGTCATTGGATCTGAGGACTTTGTGATTTTGTATATCTTAGCCATTGATTACAATTTCTTTAATTTCGCAAAATGTTTCTAATTGAAATAGTGCGTCATCAGTAACTTTACACAATTCTAACCATTGCCAATTATCTAGCATTAGATCGTAGGCAAGTACTATCACATTGTCTTTATAATAAAATAACTTTGTTTCAAAGGGTATTGAAGTTATAGAGATTGTTCTCATGTAGTCTTCAACAAATTCTAATACGTCGTCTGAATTATCCAAGACCTTCATTTTGTGATTTTTAAGTATTTTGTTATTATTCATAATTATTTGTTTTTAGTTCTTGCTTTGATATTCATATTTTTAATATATTCTGGTGTTCTGTTAGCATTATGCTTATTAGTAATTTTTTTCTTATTGGCTATAGGATCTAAAATATGTCTACCATCTTGAGTATTCATTACAGTATATCCCCTATCAATATGTTCTTGCACTATCTCCATTTCGCGTATTCTTGGATTAATAATGCAAATTTCAATCAATTCTATTTCACAAGTATCATCATACCATTGATATAATTTTGTATGTGATTTTATTTTAGAATTACTATTATGACCCCATTTTCGTTTAGTTAGCGTCTGTTTTGTTTTTCCTATATACACTGACATAGGATCTGATGGTTTTGTTAGTTTGTATATAAACATTTGTGTAAATAATTTGTATAATAAATAAAGTTAAACTATGGCAACGTATTTAAAGAATAAGGATTTATTAGATGAGTTTATTAAATCTAAATATCATAATGAAGTAGAACCAACTAAAGAACTAACTAAATATTTTCAGTTAATGATTTCTAAATTATCTGATAAATTTTCATTTCCTAGTTATGATGATAAAAAAGATAGTCAGCAAGATGCATTTATAGCTCTTTGGAAAAATTGGGCTAATTTTAATGATGCTGAATATACTCAAATTTTCCCTTATTACACTGAGATAATAAAAAGGAGTTTTACTATGAGTCATAATATTAGATTAAAACATTCTGGTGTCCCTTTATCTAGTGAAGAAGTTAATTGGTTATTTTAATATAAAATCTCCAGTTTTTTGGACTGGAGATATAAAAATAAAATGATATAAATAAACAACATGTATAAATAGCAATAGTTAAACTACTGGACCATTATGTTTTTTAACCCACTCTGTATAAGCTTTGGTCTCTTTAAGAGCTTCTTTTGTATAAGAAACAATACGTCTATCTGTCGCATCTAACAAAGCTAATTGTAAGATATATGGACAAACTTCTTCATCAAATGAAAATACGTAAGGTTCATATAAGCAATCGAATGTAGGTTGACCTTTAAATAAAGGTGAAAAAGAAGCAATTTCATTTCTAACTTTACCTGTTTTGGAAATTCTTTCAATAACTGTTAAATTGACGTAAGTTCCTAATAAAGATAAAATATCAAATTCATTTTTTTCCTCATCTGACATAGATTTTCCTAAAATACTATTAATTATTTTAGGCATTTTACTTTTCTCATGCCATGATTTTGTTACTGTTTGTGTAATTGTTTTAGGATACTCTTTGTTATCCGTAGGATTAGTATATCTGTACTCAGTTTCAATAACGAAATCTAACTGATTTACAATTTTAACTTCACCTTCAAATTCGGTTTTTACACCTTCTTTGTCAATAATTGCTGTAATTCTACCCATACAAGCGCCTTGCGGAATCTTATAGATTGATGGGTCTTTGTCTGGAAATTGTTGGTTTACTTTAACTTTCATGTTACTAAAATTTGTTTTTGTTTTTTAATATAAATTATATAATTTTTTTTATAAATTGTTTTGTTTTATTATTAAATTTTTTAATAGGATTTTTCTATGCATTTCTACACTATCAATTAATACTTTACCTGTTATAGGAAGTGTTTCATAAGATACAAAATACACTATCCTATCTATAACAAAGAATCTATCCTTAAAATTAAATCTTACACCATTTAGTAGTAGTCTACCATCAAAAATAGCATCTTTAAGTATTCTACCTGCACAATTTGCACTATAATGAGTATATCCCCAAAATCCAGGAAAAGTAAATATATGTTGTTGCTCTTTAGAGTCTACTTTATTACCCTTCCATCTATGATTTAATATAGCTTTTACTACATGTAAAAGTTCTACAGTAATTTTAAAATTTAGTTCGTCTTCAGTAAGTTTTTTAAATTTTACTTTATAATGAGCTACATAGTCTAACACATCAATTATTTTAAGACTATTTAGGTCTAGTTTTTCTATTATCATTATTTTTTCCAATAATTTGCTATTGTTGTTTCAGTTTTTAATTTGTGACCTACTAATGGTATTGATATTTCTTGCATTATTTTTTCAGCTTCAGGCACAAACTCTTCAACTATAGAATCTGGTACTTCGAATACAATTTCATCATGAACTAAATTAATTATTTTTGCAGTTGGATATTTTAATAAAATTACTTTAGTTAGTTCAATAACAGCAGATTTAAGAATTACCCCAGAATTACCTTGAATAGGAAAATTCTTAATTTGATTATTTATTTCTGACAATAATTTAGAAAGTTTACTTGACGCACTGCCAATTGGATTTTCAACACAAGGTAAAACTTTTATATCCCCATCATCTGCTCTAAACTCATAATGAAATTCTTCTTGTAGAGTTACTGGATTAAAATATGGTTTTAAATGGTCACTTGCTTTAATACCCATAAATATTTTATGTCTATATGGAGAATATTGTAAATAATTATTATCTAATACAGCTTGAGCATTCTTAGTCATAGAAGCAACTAACTGAGGTGTTTTTAAGATTGTAATCATTTTAACAAAAATATTCTTAGTTGTATAATCTCCAGCTCTTGTTGCGGCTGTTCCTGCACTCATGCCATACATTATACCCAATCCAATAATTTTAACAAGATCTCTATAAGATTTTTTATCATTAAACATTTTAGTTTTAAAGTCTTTCTTCTCTAAATCTTCTCCATATAATTCTTTATAAATCATTTTTAAATTTGCATTATGATAACCATCTTCGTCATAATATCTTTCTAAAGAACTTTTACAATCTGCTAAAGCTGCACCAACTAAAGGTTCTTGCGCTGAGAAATCTATTGAAACAATTTTACTACCTTCAGGTGAAATAAACATAGGTCTTACTCCTTTATTCATTGCGAGTACATTAGGCCTAGATGCAGTTAGTCTACCAGTAACAGTGCCCAAAGAATCGAACCAAGGTCGAATTCTATTATCAGAATGTACATTTGTTAAAATACTACCTGATTCTTTTTTAGCTGTACTAGGTGTGTAAATTAGTTTACATAAATTCTCTTGAGCTTTAAATTCTAAATATTCAGGTAAAAATTTATCCCCCTCTATAGGAGTTAAATTATTAATATTTTCAGTTGTCATAGAAATATCCCCTTTCTCAGTTAATGGTAAAGTATATCCCATTTCTCCCCACTTAGCTTTAAAAGCTTTTGTAGCTCCTGGCTTAACTCCATAATTAGTTAAGAACCAATCTGAAATAACTTGTCTCTTAGTAGTTTCATCATCAAAAAACTTTTGAGCTTTTTCTACATCTATCAACATACCATTTGCTTCAATATAAATTAAACATTTCTGAAAACTCATTTCAAAATTATAAGCATCTACTAAATCATATTGTAAAAGCTTATTAGTCAACATGTTATCAACTTTAGGCAAATAGATAAGGTCAGTCATTGCATAATCGAAATGATGTTGTTGTAATTTATCAATAGTCATACCTTTAAATTCACTTCTAACATCTTTAGACATTTGTACATTTAGTAAATCAGATAAGACAAGAGGTAGATTCAGTTGTTTAGATCTATCAGTTGTATTATTACACATAATATACATTGCTCTTAAATCTCTTAAAAAGACTTTATCTAAATCTAAACCATTCCTATAAGCATGCCCTAAATCGAAAGTGATACTAAAACCAACTATCTCAATAGGAGTAGTTCTAGAATTTAGTGCGTCTATTATTTCTTTAGTGTGAGTTCCATCAACACAAAATTGATTTCCAGCATCATCTAAAAATGCATGGATTAATGTTAAATCCCCGTAGTTAGTTTCTATATCATAGAAAACTCTAGTGTTTGTTGTTAAAAATTCTGTTAGCGTCTTTTGCATGGTAAATCTTCTTTTGTTTTTTCTCCTTGAAATGGTGGTTCATTATAATAAGTTAGTAGTTCTTTAAAAGTATATCCAATTAAATTATCTTTCCTAGCTCTATTATAAATAGTAGTTCTCCAATTATTATACTCACTTGTTTTGTTTGCATTATGCTTAGGAGCATTTTTCTTATTACTTATAGCCACTAAACCTTTCTCAATAGCTCTTCTATTATGCTCTCTTATATAAGCTATAGGATCCTCAGATTTTATCTTTATCTTTTTATTAGTTACTGTATAACCAAGTGCCTGATAATGTTCTACATAATCCATCTCTTTTCTAATATCTTCAGGACCATTAAAAGATTCAAGTACCTCAGGATAACACGTATCATCTAACCATTGATAGACAGGGAAGTTTGGGTGAATTCTTTGTGTTTGATAATGACCTTTCATTCTAGCTTCTTTAGTCTTACTAGTCTGCCCTATATACACTGTCATTGGGTCAGAAGGTTTTATTATCTTATAGATAATCCTATCTAAATCTAAATTTCGATTGTTTTTTCTTTTCATTTTATTTAAATAATTTTAATTTATTATTATATCGATAATTATAATTTTTGTTTAATTTAAAAAATTCATTCTAAGACTATTTAAGTCCCATAATTTGAGTTAAAATTAAAAATATAAGTAAATACCTAGATAAAAATTTTAACTCAAATTTGGGGCTTTAGTTAGACGCATGACATTTTGTCATATTCAATGTGTTATATTAAATTTTAATAGAATAACATCTTGCATGAGACTAAATTTCGCGTCGAACTATTATCATTTTAGCAGGAGATTTAGAGGTTTTGTTAATTTTTGTCTTAGTAAAAAGCGTATCTAAATATAATTTTCTTTTATATCCGGATCTTTCATTCATTATTCTCCCAACTATATTGTAAACATCCGTTGTTAAATGTTCTTCATCTTCTATAGGTATTAACGCATTTCTTAGAATAGTTAACTTTTTACATACATCTTCTGATATTGGCATCATATTATTTGGATTTTTTAAATAGTGCTTATACATTAAAAAGTTTTTAGCGGCCTCATATTCAGTATCGACTTGTAGATTTGCTATACTAACTAATTCATTTAGAGGTACTGATAGATATAAACTTGCTAATTCTTTTTTACTTAAATATCTACTCATACATTTAGGCCATTTAATTGTTTCCATTTTCTTTAATCTATCTTTAATTAATTCCGGATGCCAATCAAAACCCTCACCAAGAATTTCAGTTAAAGCCTCCTCTAAGCTAGTATTATCAATTGTTTTTTCACTCTTTGTCTTTAGTCTAACTACTTCTCCTCTAGAAATAATGTTTATTCCATAGTCAGCTAAATAAGCTATCTCATTAATTTTTTTAGCTCTCTCTAACATATCTCTGTATAATAGAGAAGCAATACAAACTTTATAAGAGTTAGTCTCATTACAGTAATAGATTGGTAAATTATCTTTAAGAGTTTCAAATTTTATTAAATGCACATTATCTATACGAGTTTTCATCTTTTCTGTATAATTGTTGGCAATCTTTTGGTAGTAATTAATTTGTTTAGCAAAATCAGGCTCTAAATACGTATTAGTATCTCGTAAACTCAGATTTATAAATAGAGTTGTGTTTGCTGTATCTCTAAATCTATTTGCTAGTTGAACTAAATATGCTAAATGATCTGGTCTAGATAAAACTAATATAGATTTTTTACCACCGTCTTTTATATTAAGACCATCGTGCATTAGTCTAGTGGTAAAAATTATATCTAAATCACCCATTTCTTCATTTTTCACCATGTCTTTAATTCTATCCTCACCTTTAGTCTCGCTATTTATTGAAATAGTATTGAAACCTAGCTCTCCAAATTTAGCAGCATCAATAGCATTTTTATTAGAATTATCTCTAAAACATAATTTTTTTGTATCAGGTTCAGTTAAAATAATCTCCTCATTATATCCAACTACCATACCTATTGTTCTTTGCACCACTCTATTGTATTTTATAAGCTGTACTCCAGGTAAAAGGTGTAAATTTATAGGAGTTCCTGACATAAATATTACATATTCAAACTCATCTAAAGCTGCAATAACATTTCTTATGTCTTCTATTCTATACATATCAGACGCAATGTGTTGCGCTTCATCTATACATAGTATTCCCTTTCTACCAATAGTCTTTTTAATTGAAGCATAAGTTGTTATTAACAATGGGATATTCATATTTTTAACACCTCTCTCCCCTGTAACTATTTCTATATTAGCTAGATCTACTCCTTCTAACCATACATGTTCTTGTTGCTCAGATAACATAGTTGTAGGCATTACAACACTTATCTTAGCATCTTCATATAGTTTTGGTAAAATTTGTTTTATAAAAGATGTTTTACCACTACCTGGAGGAGCATCCAATATAACTCTTTTGTTCTCTCTAATAAACTCTAATAAAAAAACCGCGTCTTCTTCGACATAATCATTTATAGTTCTGGTAAAAGTTGGAGCATTTTCTATTTTTAGAACTGATAATAGTTGAGGGCAATACCTATTCAACACATTTAATTGCGAAGGAATATTAAAATCATTCTTTCTACATGCCGTAGTCCAACAAGAAATATCATTTGTATGAGTAGACTTATTACCATTCTGCCCACCCATTGCTAAACATCCCTTATAAAAATTTAAGGCTTCAGTAGTGTCTCCAAATAAGGCTACCAAAGCGTGAGCCATTTGTTGTCTTGCTGGATAGTACTCAGCTCCTTCAGAATCTACTAAAGGAGAGAAAGATAATCCTGCTAAATTACCATTAGCCGCAACTGAGATATTATGATTGTAAGTAGTTGTGTTTTCATAAGCCTCACATTCTTCAAATACTACTGGATTTGGATTTACATACACATCAGGATCGTAGGACAGAAATAAGAATCTCGACACATCATTACACGATCTATCATACGGAATACCTAATTCAAAATTTCCGATGTGCTCATAGGTAGAGTCAAATGTAGATTTGTTAATTGTATTAACTTTTACAACTATAACCCATCCTTTACCACCAGTTGACTTATGAATTATATAAGCCTTGTCATAAATTTCCTTAGAAATAGTGAAGTTGATATCATCTATGTCAAAATACATTAAATTAGTAAAACCAATTAAATTATCTTCACTACGAGTAATCTTACCTCCTAGACCTTTCCCATAAATACTATGCATAGCTATAGAAGGCCTATCAGCTTTTAGCAGTTTATACATTGGCGTACCTTTTTCATGCGACCTAAGAACTTGGATCTCAGTTACTTTGTAACCATTTCTAATTAAATCAATATACTCTTCAATAGTTATTGAACCATCTGAAACATACGCTCCATTAGATGTTTTAAATTTATTCATAAAATTTTTTGTTTTTAATTTTATGAATTTTTACGCAAAATGTTTTAAATTTTTAAAATAAAAAGATTCTGCATGCTATGTCATATATAAAATTTTAATAGAATAACATCTTGCATGACTATAACCCTCAAAATCAATTAGTTACGAAAACACCTAGGTATTTACACTTACGACAAAATGTCATTTAGTATGATAATAACTATCAGCCCAGATCACTGAGTTTAGATTTTTACTACCCACTTCTAACTTGTGTTCGCAGATAAGAGCGCACTCTTTTAGTTTTGCACTATACTCATTATCATAAGTGTATAGTATTTCCATTGTAAAAGACTGAATCCCAGCTTTTGCCATTTTAGAGTATAACTTCTTTTTCTTTAAGACCCACGCAGCATTGTGCTCAGCTAGCCTCCTCTTTGTGTCACAAGACACACCAATATAAAACATTATGTCATTCTCATCTTTTAGACAGTATACATAGGTTTCTTTTTTAATCTTCATAATAACTTTTTATTTATATACTAATTTACTAAATATATAATAAAAAAGATACTATGAAAGTTGAAGAAGATGGATGTACTTTAAGTATTTATATTGATGTTAAAGAAAGGTCTATTTATTTAGCAGATTTTAATTCAGTGTATACTGGTATGGGCATATTTACAGAGTTTCTTACAAAACAAATACAAATACTAAAATATCATTATCCAGGGTATTTAATTTATGCCGACTGTAATGCTAAAGGAACAGGAGTATCTATAAAGGCAGGTGGTAGGGTAACGGAAATATTAAATAGAATAACATTTTGATGGACAAAGAAGCTAAAAAAGCCTATATGAGGGAATGGCGTAAAAACAACCCTAATTACTATAAAGGTAAATATCTAGAAATGAAAGAGGACGAAGATAAATACACTCACTATAGAGAACGTATTAAAAATTGGTGCTCTGAAAATCCAGATAAGATAAAAGAGTATATGAAAAAAGACTACGCAAAGAAAGCTAGAAGAAACTATTATATTAAGAAAAAAGATGCTAATAATTTATCTAATACTAATAAACCTGGGATTGAGTAATGCCTTTGTAGATTTGTGCGGAGTGTGGATGATATTACAATTTAAGCCCCTTAACTGTAAACCCTGTCTTTCGGCTTGGTTGGGATTTTTGATCGGTTTAATTGCACTTCCATTCGGTAGTGTGGAGATTCTGGTAATAGGTTTCACATCTTATTTTGTAAATAAATTATTTCAAGATAAACTTTTATAATTAAAAATCATATAATTAATATGAAAATTTGGATTATTATACTTTTAATAGGATTGTGTGGTATATTAGGGGCACAACTACATTTTAAAAAAGCGCCTCTAACTATAGACAGAAAAATTACTTTTCGTGATACTGTATTTGTTCCTAAAGAAATAATTAAACCTAGTAAACCAATTGAAACTATAGTGTATAAAACTGATACTATATTAAGAGATAGGGTCCAAGATACAACTATTGTTGTTGAGACAAATATTAATAGGAGAAAGTTAGAGGTTACAACTATAGACACTAAAAGTTTAGTAACTACAGATGTTTATACAATCCCTAAATTTGCCTATACCCTTACTATCGATAATACTGGTAATGTAAAAATAAAGAGAAAAATATTACCAAGAATTTTAATAGGCGTTGGAACAGCTTTAGTAGTATATAGTAGTATAAAAATATTAAATAATTTAAAAAAATGAAAAACGAAATTAAAAAACTATTATACAAAGAAAAACCAATTGCTGATATGGCAAGTAATCATTGTTTCCCTGATATTGATATAAAGCCTAATGAAAGAGGTATAACTTATGCATCAGAAATTTCAACTGGTGTAGTATGGTTTTTTATTCCTGAAGATGAATGTTATTATGAAGGTAAATTAATATTTGAAAAAACAATGGAAGCAAAAGAATTAATAAGATGGATAACTGATTTTTACAGTTATGAAACAAAAATAACATATGTAAATATAAAATAATGGAAGTAAAAATTAATAATACAGAAATGGTTTATAATCATACAATTATACATTGTATTGATACAGAATATTATAATCGTGAATATGATGGTAAAGATTATAATATAGAAAATTTAAATAATGTAGTTAACGAAGCTTCTAATAAGTGTCCGTGAATTCATCAACCTAATTATAAAACATTTATATCTATGTCATATAATAATTTTAAAAGTTATGAAAGTTTTATTATACAATTAAGTAGTGGTAGACAATTATCAGATGAAGACAGTGATAAAATAAAATTCACACCAACATTTATGGGGTTTGATATTAAGATAGATCTAAATTTATGTGATAATGAGTATTTATTTAATATAAAAAGCTATTATAATACAAGTAATAGGTTTATGTCAGAACAATAATCTACATTAATAATGACTTATAGTACAACTGGCAGTACACATGACTTTGACTCATGTAATCTTCGTTCAAATCGAGGTAGGTCATCATAACACTAGGATCGTTATCGGAGAGAGGTTTTATTTAAACCTAGCGCTGTCGTTACCCACTATGGAATTCGCTACTTCATAGTGGTTTTAAAAAAAATAAAAAATAATTATGTGTCAAACTGAAAAAATTAAAGAGCTAAAGCATTTGTTAAACAATTTTTATATTAGTGATGAAGATCTTGTTGATTATATCAAAAAATCTCACCATTATGATAGTCTTAAATATGAGATAAAAGACTCTATAGTGAAAGAATATTTAAGTAGAAAAGAAATAGAGAATGAGGAAAAAGAGAAAGAAGATTTTATAACTTATTTAAATAATATAACTAATAAATAATAAAAATGGAAGACGATAAAATAGTAGAGCCTAAAAAGCAAAAACAAAAGAAAAAACTGAATGCTGAGAAAACTAAAATATTCGAGCAACCAGTTGTAGATAATATTGAATTTCCTATACTTAAGAATTTAGATAAAGACTATTGTAGACAACTAATTGCAATGTGTAAAAAGTATTCTAAAGATATTACTGAGGATAATATTAAAATTATAGAGCTAGATGTTAACGAAGCTATATCAGTGGATATTGATAATGCTCTTGTTAATAGCGAATATGTTGCAGTTATTAGTACTCCTAGATGGAATAAATTTGCGGCGTCTTTAACTAACTATTTTCAGATTAACCATAAATTAATACTTAATTTATTGCTGCCAGTAATTGATGGGAGAAAACAAATAAATTATACAGTATTTCTGCATAAAAAAGTGTAAAATATGATTTATTCTAAAATACACACAACTCACTACAAAACTACACCCACTCAATTAATAGCAGTAGAAATGTTAAATAATAGTATTGTCTATCATAGACTACTAATTACCTATGATGTTAATGGAGTGGAAAGTGGATATATTAGTGATGTAGATGGATTTGTAATAGATAATTTTAAAGTAATTAATCAACTATTTGATACAAGACAACATGAATTAGCCTTCAATCTAATTGAAGCTTATGTTAATATAAATATACCTAATATATGAATAAAAAAATAGAACAACACCTAGATAAAAGAGAAATTTCTCTTGACGATGCCCTAACAATGACTACTTGCTTAGGAGTGCTTTTTGAAAATTGGATTGAAGTAGATATTACAGCCGTCAACTACACTGACGCAATCTTTTCAACACAGCTAAAAGACACTAAAATGAAAGCCGCTATAACTAAATTAAGAACTTTATACAAAACAACCCTTGGACTATCTCCTGGATGCTACTGTTACAAAGGATTCTTGACCATAATGGAAGTAACACAATGGTATTGTAAAAAAAATGAATATGATAAATTATGGAATTAACTTATGATGAATATATCCATATAGTTAAATTTATGGAACAAAACCCAGATGAAGGGGAAGACTCTATTAGTATTCAACTAATATCTCATATACAAAATATTCCCATTAAAGATATTGAGGATTGGGATATAGAAAAGTACATAAATGAGAAAAATAAACTATGGGCTATGATTAAATCCATAGGTGATAGTAATGAAATAGTTAAGGAATTTACTTTTGGAGGAAAGGCGTATAAAGTAGATCATAGTGTCATGATGGGTAATGTTAGATTACTCCGTGATAAAGGAACTATTATGAAGAAGTATGGTAAAGACCCATGGGAATTAAGTAAACACATTGTTGCGATGACCTTTTATAGTGATGACCAGAATGAAAAATATGACTTACTAAGATATAAAAGAAATCTTAATGTTGTAGGGAAATTACCCGCTCATATAGTTAAGAACATAAGCAATTTTTTTTTTCATCTGTCGAATCTCTACACAAAAATTTCCCAACAATCTTCAACCCTCATAGAGATGAATCAGAAGCTGGAACACATTTTGACGGAGCTGTCGAATCATTCAATGAAAAGTACACAGGAATCTATCAACTAATTATGTTAGTAGCTGATAATGATCTACTTAAGATTGAAGCTATACACGATTTAGGCGTAAGAGAATTTTTACACGGGGCGAGTTTTCTTTTAGATAAAGTAAATTTATCAAAATAAATTTTTTATTTAAAATTTTTTTATTATATTTAAATATGAATAATTTAAAAATATCACCAACTTATTTAGTTGAATCTGGGGCAGAATTAATGGAATTAAAATGTAAACCGACATCTGAGCAAGAAGCTGTGTTTAACAGTATTAACCCAGATACTCTATGTAAATTCGAAAGATTCTTTAGGAGAGAATACATTGATAATTTAGTATTTTTTAAACTTTTAGAAGATACTAATTGGTGTATTGGAGTAATGAGAAAATGTATAGATGCAGGGTATGATTTTTCTGAAAACACATCGGATATACCATTAGAAACTATGACCAAAGAGAGTTTTTCAAAATACACTTGTAAAGAGTTTTTAGAAAATCTACCTGATATGGAATTTAAAAAACTAGAACCTTTTAATTCTTGTTTAATAATGTATAAAGACTATATTGAACTCTTACTAAAAAAGTTCATGTTTGGTGAAATGCCTGATATTAAATTAAGAGATTTTTTAGAAGTATTAAGCAGCTATGGTAGTAATTACGAGATGCTTATATCTGAAGAAATTAATAATAGACTAGTTGAAGAATTTGCACAGCAATATGATGTAGTTTATTCTGAACTCTTTAAAAAGACCGTAATTAAATTAGCATCAACACCTGAAACCGAAAAACTTGCAAGTATGATGCTATCTGATGATCCTGAAATCCTAATGCTAGGAGTTGAATTAATGTTATTAAATATAAAACAATAAACACAATGAGTAAAAACTGCACAATAATTATGGTTGGATCCGATATGGATCAGGAACAACTAAAAACAGTATGTGATGCGTATACTGAAGAACAAGATATCAGTAATGTAATGATATCTGCTAAAACTGCTAATGTATATGAATACATAGGCAGTGATAAGGACTTAGGGGTAGATAATGTAATTAAAATCATATCCACTAAAGCAATGCCAATTAAAACTAAATTTGCAGTGGATAACTTTATGAAGAATAAATTCAATGCATTTGAATTTACTTTGTATACCACCTTTAAGATAATAAGATCTAAAGAACCTAAAGTAAGCATTGAAGATATAATTGAAGGTTATAAATCTGATGATAATATGATAACTGCCGTAGTTCTTGAAGACTTTAGATGGATAACAAAAACAATTAAAGATATTAAGAAACATTCACCCAACTATGTAAAATGATTTTATCGTTTTCAACTTTTACAAAAATTAACAAAAAATTTCAGTAAATTGTCATAATAAATTTATTTTCCGAAAAAATGTTAGTTTCTAGATTTTGACTTCTGGAAATTGACTTTTTTCGGATTTTTCATTTGGAGCCCAGAAACACTATATAGCAAAACGAATGATAGTACTCTCATATTAAGTTTTTAAAAATATAACATATAGACAAAATTTAATTTAAATACAAAACTCATTTTTTATTTAATATTTAAGATTTTTTTTATTATTCTATTCGCCTATTACAATAAGAATTAAAAAAATTTTAGCGAAAATTTAGGTCTTAAAATTTTTATTATTTACTTTATTTTATTATATTTACTTTATAAAAATATAAGAATGAAAAAAGAATTTACAGTTACCAAAGATTTAATAATCAATTCATTCCTGTTCAATCATAGAGACTTTAATGAATCAGTGATGAATGCTAATATGAATATTCCTTTAGAGGATTATTTGAAAAAAATTACTAACAAAAAAGTATTAAAATCAATTGAAAGTTCAATACTTAATAAAGTTTTAATACCAGAACAAAAATACAAAACAACAAACACTGTGACTGGTATTGACCTTAATTTGTATAAGTGTACAATAAAGAATAAAGTATTCACATGTTGTATAACCGTTATTGAAAAAGATAATGATAAGGAAGAATTGTTAATATGGTTAAAAGAACAAATGTTACAAGATAATATTATAGAATTTCCTGAAATAGAAGGTTTTACATTGACTGTTGTTGATGGTGTAGGTTATGGTAATGCTAAAACTATTGTACATTGGAGAAATCATTTACCTAAAAATTCATGGAAAATAGTTTCAGATGAGCCTGTTCCACAAAGAACTCCATCCGTTCGCAGTGTGAGTGTAAGTCAATATGATCCAGAATACATGAGAGACTACTATCATGTTAGAAAGTTAGATAAGTACAAAATGAAAATTAAAATACAAAGCGAAGCTGTTAAGTTAGGTATGACATATGCTAATTATAGAAAACAGTTTTATCCAAACTTTACCTTCCGTGATGAAAAAGTAAAATTCTCAATACGAACTACTAATGATATGAATGTTAATGATATGTTAAATGCTTACTCTAATTTACCAATATAATTGTCCTTTGTTAAAAAATTAGAATTATAAAAATTATTAAAAATAAATTTTTATAATTAAAATATTATTATTATATTTAAAAAGATTAAAAATTATGTATTATTATTTAGAATTAATTAAAGAATCCATTGCTTATGGATATAAGTTCAGTAACAAAATTGATAATATTTTTGATAATTGGCATTTAGCTGATGAAGCTGAATTAAATATGTGGAAAAATAATTTAACAGTAATTAAAGTAATTAGGAATTTATTAGGACAAGTACCTCAATTTCAAAATAATGGTTATCATGTTAATTTAAATTGGTTGGATTTACCAGATTATAATGATACTGAAAAAAGTGAATTAATTAAAGTAATATGTAATATTGTTACTGAATTATCTTTAAAAGAAGATGAAAATACATTAGAACTTCCATTTGAATTAATTGCAAATAGTAGTGATGATAAAAATTTAAAAAGTTTATATGCACATTTGTATGATATTGAAAGTGATAATACTCGTGATGATATGGAATATCATAATAATTTTATGTTTCATTTAAAAAGTATGACAAACAATAAAAATCTTAAACTAATGTTAGGTTCAGATGATGATGAAATAGTTAATTTTGCAGTTGACTTAATATTACTTCAATATGTCGAAGAAGATGAAGATATTAATGATGGAGATCCTGTTGAATTAACTAAAGAGCAATACGAAGAAAGATCAAAAATAATAGCTGAGTTATATAGTTAAAAACTATGAAAAATCTTGTAATATTAACAATAGCAAATAAGAAACTTAACTTAGATATAGTTAAGAATGAATTGACTAAGTTTCATGAATGTGAATTTCATGAAGCTGAAAGAAAAGCCATGTTTAGTAAGCACATAAATAATAAACTAAATACAAAAACTCCTACATATTCAGGTAATATATCATTAGCATTTAATAATATAAAATATACTTTCTTAATAATTATTCCAAATGATAGATCATTGGAAAGTATATTCCTAAATAACAGATATCAGTTTTGTGAGGAAATATGTAAAACTCTTCCTATTGACTTAGATGATGAAATGTTTCATATTCATATTACAGGAAGTCAATTACTAAATTTAATATAAATGGAATTTGCAGTGATGATTACAATATGTTGTTGTGCTATAGTTGGATTCTTAGTTGAAGCTACTTGCTATGACAGACACAAAAATGAATTTGAAACCAAACAAAAAGATGCTAATGAAAGGTTAAAGACTAATATAGAATCTAATAGGAAAAAATCTAGACAAATACTTTCATTACAAAGTAAGTGTCAGAAATTGAAAAAAGATAATATTAAATTACAAGAAAAAATTCATAAGATAATTAATTAATTAACGAAAATTTAACGAAATTAAGTTTTATTATTCAAAAATTATTATTATATTTACTTATCTTAAAAATAAGAAAAAATGAAAAAAATTAGTTTATTATTATTAGTAGTTATTGGTTTATCTTCATGTGGAAAATCAGTTAGTCAACTTAATGACGAAGCTAGATATGAAGCTGAAAAAACACTTCAAATGAGCGAAACTCAAATGAGATTAGATATTGCTAAAGTTCAGTTAGACGAAGCTAAAAGAAAAGCAAATGACTGATAATTTAATACTGTTATTTGTGTTATATGTAGTTGTATTCCCTTACATATTTACATTGGTTGTTCTTAAGATAAAGAATGGAAATACTAAATACTACATAACTGTAGGAACCGTCTATTGTGAAGGTAAAATAGTGAATCTTAAAAGTCCTGAAAAATTTGAAGTTGATTACGAAACATATGTTGAATATGTAAAAGAAATAAAATTATATAACAAATTAGTAAATGAAAAAAATGCAATTTAACAACGACCGTATTGAATTCTTAAAGTTGAGACTTTCTGTTATGAATGTTTCCTTAGATAAGTTAAATAACTATTTAAGTTATTATGACAAAGTTGAATATAATTTATCATATGATGAATGTATTGATAGATTAGCTGTAATATGTGATATTGAAGGACATGGTAATACTTTCAAAAAGAATATCAACATAGTATTGAAAAATATCGATGCCTATGTAGAAGTTATGTCAATATTTGAATAGGAAATGTAAGTAACTGATTAATAGTCAGTTGCGTACGAAAGATATACCGATATGACAAAACGTCATATATGTGTGACAAAATGTCATAACATAGACTCCTCTCTACCCCTGAAATCCAGAGTTGAACACCGACATTAGGCTCAATTACCATTTTTTCAAAGCTTTTGGAGGTTTATTGCAAATATTGCAGTGAATGGTTGAAAACTCTGAGAAAATGGTAATTGGAGAAAAAAAACGGTAGATGCCATTTTTGCAATGAATCTTTAGAATCTCTGCCATTCATTCAAAGAAGGTGGGATTTAGTTGAAAGAATGGAAATCGCGCAAGATGCTATTCTATTTTAAATATAGTATTGTTACTGAATTAGTCAAATTGCCATTTTTGCAATGGACTATAACCCACGTAACGCAGAAAACCCTCATACTATCCTAAGACAATATGAGGGTCTATGTTTAATCGTACGTATTAGTGTACAGGGTCGCGTTTAATGGCTTTAAATCACTTGCTAAGGTGTTTATAAGGGTATGAGTGAAATAGCGCGTTTTGGGGCTTTTATGATGATTTAGTTCATACTTTATAGGAAGCCTTTAAAATTCTACCGTTTATTACCTTTTATAAGAGGACATGACTTTAAGAATTGCTTCAAGGTGACTAAAATCATCATTACTAAAAAATCCACCACTATGTTGGTCTTTGGGATCGGAGTAATATTCCTCTCTAATAAGTAGAGCTTTAATAAAGTCATGAGTATTAGTAATATCACTCCCCTTTTGTGCATGGGCTTTTAGCAGAGAATAAGCCACAGTATTAATAATATTGTGTTTATCCTTTTCATTTGTCCCAAGTTTCTCTAAAGCAAATTTCAATTTAGGTGGAATAGGTCTATCTGAGAAAATAAACAATCCCATCTTAACCATTGAGTCATCTTGGATTTTATACCATAGATGTTCGGTTCCAAGTTCTAGCTTAACTATATCATGGATTTTTGTATCATCAGGGTTAATTGCCAATTCTACAGACAAATCATATAAAATTTGCTGTTGTTTCAATGTAGGTAGCTTTTCGCTAATTGTAATGCAGGCATTGTGAGATATTGTTGTCATTTCTTATGTGTATTTAATTCCTATGTAAAGTGTTGTTATTAATAGTACTAATGCTAGTGAGCCTAAAACTATAGCTAATGTTAGTGAGTTAAGTGTAACTAAATTCACAGCTATAAAATTTATGTTAAGTATATTAATTATTTGTATAATAGTTAAATACTTCATTGCTTTTTTTGGATCTTTCATATTTGTCCGTCTACTTTTAAGATTGTGAATAATAATACTAATGTTTTTGATGTGTATTGTGATTTTTGTGCTATATCACTGACATAAAGACATGGTAATAAAAGAAGTAAAGCTATTATATTAAACCAATCAAGATGATTATTATAAATCGCTAATACTGCAGTAGTTACATTAAATGTAATAAGAAAAGTCATCCACCAATCTAATTTAAAAGAATATGGTTTTTGTACTTCAGCAATTAAATCATCAAGAATTACTTTCTTGTCATCAGTATGCTCTTCAATTATAGTACAAGTATGAGGATCATTATTATTTGGATCCATATCACGAGATACTGTAATGTTTTTCGATTTATAAATTTGTTCTACCATTTACCGCTTAGTACTATATCCAAATGTTTATTTAAATGATATTCAGGTATTTCCATACACACCTGCATAGGTGATGCATTTATAAGAGTAGTTGCGAACTGTCTTATACTATCAATAGGATATCCTTCTTGCTTAAATAGTTCAGTTAGAAGCCATATTTGTAAGGCTCCAATTGTTCTGTCAGCTTTATTCACTTTTTCTAACTTCTTACTTAAATAGTCTTTCATATTTACGAAATATAAATGAGTAGGAGGTGCTACATCATTAAAGCTATCACTAACTATGTGAATTATATCTCCATCGAACATTGCTTGTATTAATTGCAAATCATTCGGTGATTGAGTCAAAAGATCGACTAAATCTTGATTGTCCTTCTGATTGAGGAACGGGTTGTTTTGTAGGGTAATTAGTACTACATTTACCATATATTATTGGGTTTAAAATGAACTAAATTAACAAAGGACAATTACGCCACGAACTTGACAACCCCAGTATATGAAACTAAAAAAAAAAAAAATCAATGGTTAATCAATCTTCCATCTTTTGGTTGTAAAGTTAAAAACTATCATTTGCCAGACTATTACATTAATCCAACCTAAAATACAGTTTGTACTTTCACCAAGTCTAATTACATTGAATATGTTAAATACACTCAATACAATTGCAAATTTTAATATCAATAATAATATTTTCGATTTTTTCATAAGTAAATATAATAATAAAATTTTAATAATAAAAATATTTTACTTAAAAAAAATTTTAACTTCTACCTGCGAACACAAAGTCGTGATTATGAGTTAAATGCCATTTACGACAATTCCAAGCAATCGCAGTACTAATAACAATATCATCATGACCTCCTTGGGGAGCTCCATAAGATATATGTCTTGTTTTAGGATTATAAGTGTATTCAAACTGTGCAAACTCATTAAGAAGGTATTCTTCATTAGGGATCTTAATAGTTCTCTCTTGAAAAGCACAAACTAGATCTTCAATAATTTCTTTTTTAGTTTTTACATTTGTATTGAACCCTTTAATATTTTCAACACCTTCTTCGATTAGCATCTCTAACATTCCTTGATAAGTGTTAGTTTCGATTTGTGTAAACGGATCTCGCCATTTTTTCAAGAATTTAGCAATTCTTTTGACACTATCTCGCATTTCAACTTCATTAAATCGCAAAATATCAACCATATTACCCGCTTCATCAAAAACAGTAACAACCGTGTGGTCTTTAATGAATCCAACGTCAATTCCAGCATAATAGTCTTGATTTGTTGGAAAAAACATCCCTCCATGAGTATTTGAGTAAATATTCTCAAATAATCCTCCATTATCATCCAAAAACTCAGCTAAAATCTCTTGTCTATAGATTTTATCACTAAGAGTTCTTTTCATATCATCGAGGAAGTCTCTATTTACAAGAGGGTTAGCACTACTAGGAGCATGCACTGAGGCCCAATTTTTTAACATAGGGTCAGTTCCATTTACGTAATTTGTATAAAACCAGTCTCTTCCCCTTGGTGTACTTGTAAAAAGCGCAGTTGGGTTCTTACTTGTGGCTAAAGTATGACTTAAAATACTATCCCACAAGTCTTTACGCATTAAAGGAGCTTCGTCTATAATTACAAGGTCATTTCTCTTACCACGTAGATTTTCAGCGGCTGGAAACGAACCAATTCTAAATTTTATTTGACTCCCATTTTGAAATAGCACATCATTTTCACTTCTATTAATGTTTTTAATAAACGGGGCTTTAAAGAATATCCTATCAAATTCAGAGAACATCTCATTTTTCTGATCGGCTGAGGGGTTGACTATAACTATATTTTGTTCGTTTTTATCAAGACCCCATTTAGTCGCTACATTGATATTACAAATACTTTTCCCAAAACGGCGACCACATGCAGCCGTAACATAGTTAATTTTTGGGTCAAATACATTTTGTATTATTCTTTTCTGTCCTTCATGTGGTGTGAACAGGGTTATTTCAGATTTTTTCTTAAACATAATTAAAACTCATTTATCAAGGTATATGTAAAAAGGTTTTTATAGCCATTAGCTATACTATTTTGATAATTCCAAAGAAACTGCTTATAAGTATTACTCACTGGCCCATGCTTAAGCACAGTACAACCTGCCGAGAAATTATCAATAGTCTGTACATTATCCATAGCATAATGGATATTTATGCCGTAATAACCAGACTGCACTGACGTAGGTTCCATATCAATAATGCTGTCTCTATCAGTATCTCTATAACAGCTTACCATACCCGCTTGTACTAATGCAGGATAGCTATAGTGATATCCGAGTTGATAACAACCTCTATACTGACCTGGCACTAAAATGGCAGTTCCGTAAGAAGGGTTATAGGGTTGATTAAAATAAATTAATCCAGGGACTGTAGTAACATCATAGTCTCTAATTATCCATTCACCTTTTATTTTATAAAAAATAAATAATTTATCTAAAAATAAATTTTTGACTGAATTTCCATCAAAATTTTGGTTAGAACGCACAGCAGTGGTATTAATATTATAGTCACCTTCAGTAAAAACTGTGTGACCCAAACGAGACATTTCATCTATTAATTCGTTAATTGTATATTTTTTCATTCGTCTAAAGGGGTTATATCTATTGGTGCTTCTTGAGTCATCCCACCGAATTGTACATTCCATTGGGTAACATCTACTTTTTGTTCAACTTTGTCACTATATCCAAGGATATTTTTACTTAGCCATATTTGCATAGCTACATTACCTTCTTGGATTGCCTTATCCCACATGGCATTTTTTAGAATAGTCTTACTGGCTTCTTCACTCAATACTACAAAGTCATTGAATTGAAGGCGTAATTCTTTCCTACATCTTTTTTTAATCTGATCAAGTGAGTAGCCGTGGGTTTTAGCGACTATTTCAAGGGTCATACCCTTACCTATTTGATCTTTCATCAATTCCCAATCTATTAGTGGTTGGGTATTTCTTTTGTTTAAGTTTTTCTTCATGATTGCATCATCTCTTATATCTCTTTTTGATAATCCAGGTAATTCTTCTTTCCTGCATCTTTTTTTACCCTCCTCAGTTATAAAAGGGGGTGCAAAAGTAATTATACCTTCTTCCAACTCAACTATTCCATAATTTTCATCATCTGGATTATATCTTAGAGGTGAGGTTGGGATTTTGTCGTATATTACTTTATTCTGGAACAGTTTTTTTAAAGCCTCATTTTCGCAATGTTCGCTAACTGTATTTTTTTTACTCTTATTTGCCATTAATATTATATATAAAGTAAATTGTATTAACAATATGACAATTAAAGGAATTATAAACGAAATGGAAGCTACTACAACAGCTCTATCATTAATATTTAAATCATTTTCAACAGGGGTAGAATCTGAATGGACTAGAAGCCAAGAAATAGTTTATCCAAATGTTTATGCAATACGCCCTCAGTTTTCATCTTATGATAGTTTAGGAATTACATATATAGTACCAGTTATATTTTCAGACAGATCTATAGAGGGGTTAGAAAATGCTTTAGAAATTCATAGTACATTAAATAACTCTATGTTAATTTGGTGTCAGCAAGTAACTAACACTTTTGATGATTTAAATCTAGCTTGTACTATGACTAATTTTTTACATGACCAAGAAGGTGGTTTAGATAGATGTTATTATATTAGAGCAGAACTACAAGTTTTCATACCTATTAGTTTATGTACTGATATAATTAATTTTAATCCAACATGTTAAAACTGAACGAGTTAATAGCTGAATTAATCCAAGAAACTTTAATTAGAAATTTACTTACTATAGATCCTGATTTATCTACAAGTGATTTAGTTAAAAATATTAAAGCTATCCCTGTAGGAGACACTGTTGAAGTATTTATGCCAAACTACGCAATTTATGTAGAAAAGGGTAGAAAACCAGGTGTAAAAGCTCCTCCAGTATATGTTATAGTTGCTTGGATTAAAAAGAAGAAAATACCCCTTAGAGGTGGTCGAATAAATGCAGTAGCTTATGCAATTGCAAGAAGTATAGGTAGATGGGGGATAAAAGCAAAACCTTTTATAGAAAGATCTGCTGACGAACTATTTAATTCTGAGCCATTTGCAATAGCCTTAGAAGATTTTTTAGAAGACGAATTAATCCAAATATTAAATATATAATAAAAAAATATATAATTCTTAATGCCAAACATATATCGAGTTGCATCACCATTTACGTCGAGAACTGTTTACTATTCACAACCTACACCTGGAATAGTAGATTTAAGTCCCGATAGAAATCAATTTATAACAAATAATAATACACCTCCTTGTGATGGTATATTATTTCAAGGAGTAACTTGGGAATTATTAAATTCTCTAGACCCTGTTGAAACTCCTTGTGTATTTCAGTTTAAGTCAGATGATACTACTTGTTCTGGGTATATAAGTAATACAATATTTGCTGAAATAAGTATAAATCTATTTAGTACACCTAATATAACTGAATTTGAAGTATTTGGGGAAGTATTTACACAAAATAACGGGCCTTGGCCTATATCACTAACAGACCATGAATTTTTTGGACCTTCTTATAATGTATTAGATAGAGTTCAATCAATAATTAACTTAATAAATGAAAATGCAAACTTAAACTGGAGATTTGTAGCTTACTCAACTCCAACAAGTCCTACATCAGTTATAATAAAAGCTTTATTTCCAGGTACTCAATATAATTTTAATTTAGGAACAACTATTAAATATAGTTCTTCAACTGGAGGACCTACTAACTTTGATTATAACATAGCTTCTTTTGACAATAATAGAGGTATGAGATATCAAAACTATGGTTACAAAATGTTCCTTGAAATATGGGAAATAGACTTAGAATGGTTAACTGTTGGTAGTGATGCTTTTCCTGAATTTGCATCAGCCCCAAAAAGGTTAGTTACAACTTTAGAACAGGTTTGGAATCCTTCTAATGTATTTTCATTTGACGTATCTAAATTCTTTAATTTAACTAAAGACATATCATTATATCCACAAACTCCTAATCCATTTTTTCAGGCTTATTCTGACCAACAAATATTTTTTGACCCAAATGTAACTAAACATCCTATACAAGGTTACTTCTTACGTTGGGGTGAAATGTTTCAAGGTGGTTTAGGTGGACCAACATTAGGACAAATAGAAGGAGGAATAGCTTTTAATGGTTTATTTTGGCAGTTAACAGTATCAGTTGCTACCCCTGGATTTTTAGAAGCTGGTCAATTTATAGTTTCACCTGGTAATCCTCAAGGAACAGTCATACAATCACAAATATCAGGTACTCCTGGTGGTGCGGGTGTTTATGCGGTTAATCCAACTATAACAGTTGCACCTGGAACTACTTTTGATGTAATAGAATTAACCGGACCTCAAGAACAAGATCCTTGGAATATAACAGTAACTGAATGGACTAAAGTCTATATTGATAACACTGAAATAAGATGGGCTGGAAATGGTATGTATAATTTAGGGCTTTTAGTTTTATTTAATGACCATCCAGAAAGATGGCTAAGTGTTAATTCTAATCAAGTTACGCATTTATCTAATACTTATCAACCAGTTAAAGTTTCACAAGACTTTATAAGAGGTAAATTAGTAGACCAGACACAGATAGAGAGAGTTTACAAATTACGTAGGAGAATTGATGAGCCAGAATATTTATCAGTTTATGTTCATAATGATAGAGCATTCTCTAATACTTTTGATTTAAGATTATTTACAGAATGGACATTTATAAATGGTGGAACAGCTACTAGTATTTCACATTTAACTACACAACTATCTAAAAATGATTTATACGAGACTAACGTACAAAATTCACTTATACAATTAGACAATGTTGAAGCTGCTGCTAATTTAAGAGTTTTACATTGGTATCATACTATACAAATAAGTCGTGATAATATTACATGGGAGGATTTAACTGAACCTGTTTACTATCAATTAGATTTAAATTATGAATGTGATAAATATAGAAAAATATGGTGGACTGGAACTGAGGGTACTATTGAATCATTTGAATTTGAAGGAGCAGCTTCTATGGAACTTGACTATGAAGCAGATTATTTAACTAAATCTTTTAAAAATCAACTTTATGAAAGACAATCACATGTTAAACAAGCAATTACTAAAGTACCTAAAAGACAGTTTATATTAAACACTGGTTGGTTACAAATTGATCAGATGCCTTTTATAGAATCATTATTAAAAACACCTTATGTATGGTGGCTGAATAAATATAGATTAGACTTATACTTTGGTAGTGGTAGTTTACTGCCAATAAATTTTACAAACTATGAAGCCATCAATATTGTTGACAATTCATATAAAATAGATAATGTAGCTAAATTATTTAATGTTGAAATAGTTATAGAATATAGTATACCAGAAAACACTTCCTATTAATAATGAGAAACGTACAAATAACAATAAATCAAGAAGTTGCGGATTTTTATTCGCAAGAAGACTTAGCACCTAGAGTGACTAAGCAATTATTTAATGCTGAAAATATAACACAAGTTTCGGGAGATTATGCTATAAACATAAATTTCCCAATAACTCAAAATAATAGAAAGATATTCTCTTACATAGATATGCTTCAAACTAATAAGTCTTTTTATGATTTAAGACTATTGCCTACAGTAATAACTTTAGATGGAGATACTTTAATTGAAGGCAATTTACAAGTTAAGCAAATAACTAAAAATGGTTTTGAATGTACTTTAGTGTCAAAAGGCATTAATTGGATGGGTAAAATGAAAAATAATTCAATAAGAGATGTTGATTTAAGATCAATTTATTTTAGTGGTAATAAATCAATCCAAGCTCCAATAAACTGGGATCTTTCAGTACAAGCAAGTGGAACAGTTGTTGATAATATTTTAACAATAGACCAAAGAGGAAACTACACTACTTTTACACAATTTGGTGTAATATTAGATGGAGATATAGTAACAGGTCCAGGTATACCTCCCAATACTAGAATTGTTAAACAATTGACTAGACCAAACTATTCAGGGCAAGTACCAGGATTTTTCCCCATATTAACTAATAATCAAGATGATGTTTATAATGGTGGACAAGGAACTTATTTATTAAGTCAAGATACAGGTGCAATACCAACTGGTGGGATTTATTCTTTTAAACCATATTGGTGGGATGAAACAGAAGGTCACTATGATATTTTTGAATCTACTTCTATAGGAGATTTAGGTAAAGATGAGCTATCTGGAGAGTATGATTTCGCAATGCCTTTGGTGTCTTATGGCAATTTTAAATATCCATATATTCTAGGTTATATTAGAGATAATCCATTAAACTCTAACTATCAATTAGTTGTATTATATACTTCAGTTGAATTAAAAGTTGGGGATGAAATATCTTCTATTTATCCAAACATATTTTTATTAAGTAACCCATCAGTTACTGCTTCTATAAATATTATTTCTCAAGATTTTGGAACACCTGGTTATGTTGGGATTTATGGTTTAACTTTTTTTACACTAAATCAATCTTATGGAGATGCAGATAATCCTATAATTTTTACAACAATAAAAACACAAAGTGGTAATGCTTTGTTTCCAGCAAGAGACTCAGCAATACAAGATGGTTATTTTTTCTACAATAACATAAGACAAGGACTAACTAATATTTCATTATTTCCAGCACCTTACTTAGGGCGTCTTGTAGCAGGAATGTTTAATCAGTATGGTAAAAATGTGGCTGGTAATTTCTTTAGTGATGAGAGTTTTAAAAATTTAATTCTTCCTTTTACATCATCTGAAGATGCTCCATGGAATTGGGGAATTTTAGCTAGACTAGCAGTTGAGTATCAACATATTCAAGCACAGCCAGAAGCACAGCCGGGGTCAGGGTATAATTTACAATACTTTAATTTTGGGGCTAATACTTTTACTATAACAAGAGCTGGGCATAAACTTCAATTTTGTAGAATTAACACGTCTAAAATATTAGAAGTAGATCCACTTAATTCAAGAACTGGACCAACACCTGCAATTGTAGCAGCTAATGAAAAATATTTATATGATCAGACTTTTTTTGATGATTTTGCAATACTAAACACCCCATCACATGAAACTTTTAAATGCGTTGTTGATGGCAAGTATAGATTTAGTTATTACTTAAAAGACTTTGGAGCTTTTCCATTTAATCTTATTCCAGAAGATTGGAATAGAGATGTACCTTTAGGAATTGGTAAACCTCCAAGAACTAATGATAGATTTTTCTTTATAGTTGTTAAGAGAACTGATAATAACTTCACCGGAGTAAATGGGGCTCCTTTTATAGACTATACTGGAGCTGTTGGAAGATATATAACTTCTGATGGTAATTTAATTGAAGATCAGGGAACTTATATTTTTCCAGATTCTCAAGTATGCTATGTTCAGGCTTATGATACAACAACTGGATATTGGAATGTTTTAGGAAGTACTAGTATAGGTATTGACATCTTATTTGATGTAAATGTTAAAGCTGGAGAAACTTTAGAACTTATGTTCGTAGCTGGAAATGCAGAAGACTATACTTCACCAGGTATAGCTCAACCAGGATTTTCATTAAGATATGCTGGAGGACCTACACCAAGTGTTTCTTCACAAATGTGTTATCCAATAAGTTATACAGATGAATCTGGTAAAGAATATCCATTTGATACTTTGCTTAATCCTGCTAAATTTTTACCAGACATAGCTCAAGATGATTTTTTAAGATCAGTAATGAACTCTTTTAATTTGTTCTTATATCCTGATAATTTTACAGATACTATTCATATAAATGATTTTGATAATAACTTCCTACCAAGTGGCGTATCTGAAGATTGGACTGAAAAGTGTTCAGTTGATGACCCAAATATTGTATTAACTCCTTTAAACACTTTTAAAAAAGTAAATTTTTATGAAGTTACTGATAGTAATGATGTAAATACTAATATGATTCAACAGCCTATAATTACAGTTGAAAATGATTCAGGTAATTTTACAAATATTAAAAATATAGAAATATTATTTAGTGCAACTGATGTAAAGCCTTATCAGCATTCTAGTGCTTTTGGTGGATACCTATTCCCAGATAATTTACAATATGATGATACTGAGCTACTTATAATACCAACTATGAGTGATGCAGATGTTTATAGAGCAACTGTGTTTGAGTTACAAATAGGTGATACGGCTTTTAGTTATGATTTTAATGTCAGATTATTGAAATACTTAGGACTACAATATTATAAAGGTGGTATAGAAACATTAGTAGTACCTGGTCCACCTCCAGATGTTGTTTATACTGGATATACTTATATAGAAGATGTATATTTAGATACCACCCCAGCACAATTACCAGGGAATCCTGATATAAAGTATAAAATTCTACCTATGGCAACAAATGTATCTTTTCAATATAACACTATTTGGAAGAAGTGGTTGGATTTAGTTACTAATAACACTAAAATAGATTTACCTGTTTGGTTATTATCAACTGACATAAATTCAATTGATTTAAGAAAACCTATTACAATTGGTAGTGACACTTACTATATTAATAGAGTGTTTCAGTTTTCACCAATAGAACAGACTAGGACCAGAGTTTCCTTATTTAAGAAAAAATAAAATATATAAGTTATGGCAAAATCATTAAGTAAAACTCTTGAGTTAAAAGTAGATGCTACTCAAGGTATAAAAAGTATAACAGACTTACAAAAACTATTAAAAGAAACTGAAGATGAATTAGGAACTCTTCAGATAGGTTCAGAAGGGTTTGATCAAGCTAAAAAAGATGCTGAGTTATTAAAAAATGGTTTAAAAAACCTAACTAAATCAGCTACAGAGAGTGGTCTACAATTTGCTGAATTTGCTAAAAACTCTGCTGAATCATTTGTACAAATAACAGGACTAGTAGGTATATTTACTAGTTCTGTCGATGAAGCTAGTCAAATAACAGCTAAGTTAGCTAATGTATTTGCTTTAGTAGGTACAGTAGAAAAAACATACCAAGCTATAACTCAAGGTGTTATAATAGTTCAAGAAGCACAAGCTGCATCAGCTTTATTACAAGCAAGTGCAACAACAGCCACCGCTACAGCAACAACTACGGCAACTGTTGCTGAACAAGGGTATGTTGCTACACTTTATTCTAAAGCAGTGGCATTAGCTATTACAAATCCATTAACTGCAGTTGCTACAGCATTAGTTGTTGCTTCTACTGTTGCGTATTATGCTTTAACTAAGTCAGTATCGGATTTAAATGATATTCAGGACAAAGAAATTAAAAGATTAAAAGAGACTACTGATGCAATAGAGAAACAAAAAATAGCAGTTGTCGAATTGCAAAAAGAGAAAGACGTTGCATCTGGATTTGCTATAGTTGGTGCTGAGAAAAGAGCTGAGGCTGAACTTAAAAAAATAAGAGCACAGGCAGCAGCTGATGCTCAAAGAGCTTTAGAGAATGATAATAAAAAATTACTTGAATTAGAAGAAGCTTATTATAATGAATTGTTTTCATTTACTGATGCTAGTGAAAAAGCAATTACAGAGGCTCGTAAAAGAAATAAAGAACTTCAAGAAAATGCAACTAGAAGGCAGTTAGAAGTTATTGCTAAAGAGACTGAAGCTAAAAATAAAGAATTAGACCAAGATAGAAATAGAGCAAAACTTAGAGAGCAATTACAATTAGATAGCCTGGCAACTGAAACAAGTATTAATTCAAAAAGATCTGCAAGCTATATCGGATATCAAATGACTATAAATGATATTCAAACTGAATTTGATAAAAAAGAAATAACTCTATATGAAGCTAATAAAAGAAGACAATTAGCTCAACAAGAATTACAAAATCAAAGTATAGAACTTTTAAGAGAAGAAAGAAATCAGGCATTAGAAGCTAGAAATATAACTAGAGAAGGAATAATAAAAGATCTTGAAACTAAAAATGATATAGCTAGTCAGTTTTTAATTATTCAGTTAGAACAACAACAAGCTGAAGATGAACTTGCAACTGCTATACTAAATAAAGAAATCCCAGCTATTCAACAATCAGTTAAACAACAAGAGATTAAGAATGAGACACTTAGAAAAAATGTAAAACTACAAGAACAAATAAATGCTTTACTTTTAGAGTCTGAAAGAAATACAGCTATTCTACAATTAGAGGAGATAACTAGAAAGTTAAATGAAGCAACTGGAGATTTTGTTAAAGACTATACAAATGACTTAAAAATAATAGAAGCTGAATCAATAGAAGCTAATGAAAAAATTAGAGTTGAGTTTGAAAAGAGATTTAAAGAAGCGGGTGATAATCCTGAATTAAAGAAAGCTCTAAAAACTGAATTAGATGCAGCTTTAAGTAATGCAAAATCTATTGAAGAAGCTAAGAAAAAAGAAAGAAAGAAAGGTTTTGTAGTTGAAATTGAAGAAGAAAATGTTAAAAATGTTGCTATTGAAGAATTACAAAAAGGTAGTTTAGAGAGACAATTACAAAATGATGCTACTACTTTTGAAGAAAGAAAGAAACTAAACCAAGCTTTACTAGATTTAGAAGTAAAAAGATTACGCGCTCAAGAAGCATTACAAATAGCTCAAGCAGGTAAGAATGAAGCTGAGATACAAAGGATTAAAGAAACAACTGATGTAGCTATAAAAGCAGCTGAAGGATTGACGGAAGTAGCTAATAAGGAGATAGATGATAATATCTTAACTAAAATATTTGGTTCTCCTGAAGATATTAATGATTATATCAGGGGTTCTGAAAATATATCAGCCGCAATTCGTTCAACAGTTGAGGCTTTAGATAAAGTAATCACTGGTAATGCTGGAGATAACTTCAAAGCAATTAATCTTGCAATAGCTGAAACTCAAGATCTAACTGCTAACTTAGTTAAAACTATACAATCTTTTGGTAAAAATGATGATACAGCCGAAAGAGTTGCAGCTATAGTACAAGTTGTTGGAACTACACTTTTAGCCATAACTAATATAGTTAATGATGCAATACAATCAGTTATAGAAAGATCTATAGAAAATGTAGATAAAGAAATTGATGCAATCAACGAAAGAAAAGACGAACTAGACGCTGAAATACAAGATAGTGCTAGTAGATTAAAAGAGCTAGAAGATAATTTACAAAATGCTAAACTAGCTGATAGAGAAGCAATTATAAAAGCAATAGAACAAGAAAGATTAAAAGAAGCTCAACTTGCAGCTCAGAAAAAGAAAGCTTTCGAAGACGAACTAAAATTAGAAGATAAAAAGAGAGAACTACAAAAGAAAGCATTTATAGCACAGAAAGCAGCGGCAATTGCAACAGCAGTTATTAATACAGCTATATCAGTTACTCAAGCTTTTGCAACAGTACCTCCTCCAGCAAATCTTATAGTTGCAGCTTTGTACGGAGCATTAGGAGCAGCTCAAGTAGCTACAATTACTGCACAACCAATACCTCAATTTAAAGATGGTGGTTTTACTCCAAAAGATTCTGACGATAGTACTTTAGTTGGTGGTGTGCATGCTAATGAATATGTTATTCCTGCGCCTATTGTTAGAAGTCCTAGATTTAGACCTATGATAGACGAAATTGAAAAAGCTCGTTTATCTAAAAATGGTTATCAATCAGGTGGTATAGTTACTTCTAAAGATGATGTAAGTTCAGCTCAAGTAGCACAAGCAATAGAAGCTGCTATGGCTTTATCTGAAAGAAAAATTGTTGCAAGTATAATTGATATAAATGCGGCTAATGTTAGACAAATAGAAATTGTAGATCAGACAAGTTTAGGGTAATAAAAATTTCATGCAAGATGTTATTCTATTAAAATTTAATATAACACATTGCTTAGACTAAATCCGAAAAATTAAAAATGATATAAAAGTATAAGTCTAAAACTCACATAATAATACATATAATCGATTTTAATGAGTTAAAAATTATTTTTAATATAAATACATAGGTAGAAAATTTAACTCATTAAAACGAATCTAAATCACAATAAGAAATATGACATTTTGTCATAATATAAAAAAAATTAATTAATATATAAAAATATGGATTTATATAATGGCTTACCTTTAGAGGAGCTGACTAAAATTGTATTAATAGCTAACAGTTATGTGGAGAGCCCTGCAATTCAGGATGATTTCGTAATTCAGTTTAGTGATGAAGTTGAAGAGGAACTAGAATTTTCTATTGATTTAGAAAAGAGAATAGTTACTGGTCCACTTATGATTCCTGATTTAAAGATATTTAGAAAAGCTACAAAGACAAGACCTGCTAGATATGTGTATTATACAGCTGAAACTATTAAAGAAACAGCTTTAGATTTTCATAGAAATGGCAGAACAAATAATACTACTTCAAACCATTCTACTTTAGTCGAAGGTTCGGTTATGTTAGAATCTTGGTTTGTAGAAGATTCTAAGAATGATAAACTTTTTGCTTTAAAAGGTAAAGAGTATCCTAAGGGAACTTGGGCAGTATCTGAGTATATCAGTGATGATAAGACTTGGGAAGATGTTAAAAGTGGCAAACTAAAAGGCTTCAGTATTGAAGGTTATGAAGTTAGACACGAAGACGAAAATAAAAATGAAAATTTAAATATGACCTTATTAGAAAAACTTAAAGCATTGATTAATGGTGCTCCTGAAGAAACTGTAGCTGTAATTGAGAACAAAGAAGAAACTGCTCCTGTTATTGAAGATAAACCTATTGTTGAAGATGCTGAGAAAGTTGCAATGGCTTCTGAATTAGAAGTTTTAAAAAATGAAAAATTAGCTATGGAAACTGAAGTAGCTAAATTAAAAGCTGACTTAGCTGTATTAATGACTAAAGTTGACCCTGCTATTGTTGCTCCTAAGAGTAATGATAAATATGTGAAAGAGGAAAAATCTAAAATCCCTTCACTTGAAGACGTTATGAAAAATGTTGAAGCGTCTAAAAATAAAAATAAAAACTAATACAAATGGCATTATTAACTACTAATATTGATTACGCGGGAAAATTCGTAAATGAGATCATGCAAAAGATCTTTGTTGAAACTCCCTTTTATAAAACTTTTGGTGCTAGACAGATAGTTGCTATTAAAAGTAAATACTTTTACTTTGATATCTCTAACTCTTTTGAATTTGCACCATACGAATGTTGCCCAACTGTACTTCCTGGCAATATTACTTTAAACCAAAGAACTAGAGATCTTTGCGAATTTATGATGACTGGTAAAGTTTGTCATAAAGACTTAATTTCTACTGCTAGAGAGATGTTCTATACTCAAGGTATGAACTCTGAAAGTATCTTTGATGATACTCAATTGATCTCTGCTTTGACTGCAAACATTATAAAAACTGCTTCTGAACAATTAGATGACATTATCTTAAATGGTAATACAGCTGGTGGAACAGGAACTTACTTAGACCTTTGCGATGGTTTGTTAATTAAATGGGCTAATGATGCATCAGTTATTGATGTTACTTCAGTACCTGCTAATATAACTCCAACGGCTATTGTAGGAGAGTTAAATAAAATGTTTGTTGGTTTAAACCCTACATTACTTTATAACACTGCAAAACCTTTGAAAATTGCTGTATCTATTGATATTGCTTTAGCTTACCAACAATTCTTAGCATCTAATGCATTTATGAATCCTAATGCAGTTGACATTTCTTTAAACTATATGGGAGTTTCTTTGATTCCTGTACACAAATTACCTGCAGCTACTATGTTTATGACATACTCTGACAATGTAATTTTAGTTACTGATGACATGAATGATTTCTCTCAATTGACTTTTAAAGATCAATCTATCAACACTCTTTGCGATGAGGTTCACATCAAATTACAAGGACGTTCTGAAGTTGATTACGGTTATGGAGAGTATGTAGTTTTATATTCTTAAAAAATTAAGAGGGTTGAAATATACCCTCTATTATAAAAAATAAATTAAATAAAAATGGCTATTTGTCAACTTTGTATTGAAGATGATTACACCTTTGAAGACAACTGTAATCCAGTTCCAGGTGGTAATTTTAAAAACATATCAATAATTCCTTCTTGCTATATCTTATCTTATACTCAAGACTTAAATGGAGTTATTACAGCTATTACTCTTGACCTTGTTAATAACCCAACAGCTCAATGGTATACTGTTGCTTGTAGACGTGACACTGTTGTTGTTACTGAAACAGCTCAGTTCCCTTCTAATGCAGTTTTACAAGAAATTGCATTTAACATTAGCAACTTCTATAATGACGCTGACTTAGACACAGCTGCTCAATTACAAGCTAATTTCTTAAACTCATTACTTACATCTTCTGATGGATTTATTGCAGTTGTTAGAGATAGAGCTGGAGCTAGACGTCTTTATGGTTTTACTAATCCGTTATTCGTAACTAACTTAGTAAAAGCATCTGGTACTGTTTTAACTGACATTGCTGGAACTGATATTACACTTGCTGAAGCTCAACCAAGAACAGCATTTGCTATTGATTCTGCAGTAGTTGGTACTGGTTTGATTCCTGCGTAATTTAAAATATAATTACATACCTCCATCATTTTTAATCGAGTGATGGAGGTTTTTATATTTTATAAATAAATAATATATAACTTTAATATGATATCCTCAGAACAATACACAATAGTTAAGTGGCTAATAAATGCCGATGATTTAAAAGTGCCCTTACAAGCTTTTACTAGAATTAATTTAGTAAAGCCTGAGACTAATACTTATGTAAAAATAGGAATAATTCCAGATATCACATTACTATCTAATAATAATATTGTATTTAATTTTTGCTTAGTGACTTTACCTAATGAAAATTTAGCTTTAGGGGATGTTAATTTACAATACGCTGGAGAATATTTTTTAGAAATAGAGACTTCTCTTTTAGGAGTAAACTACACTAAAGCATGGTCAGATTTATATAGGTTAGTAGATGAAGAAATAACATTTTTAGGACTATGAGTTGTTTAGAATTTGACGAAATATTATGCCAAGATTTTGGTGGGAGTGTTCCAGGAGTGAGCTATATTTTAGCTATTGAAAGGAAAAACTTAGGTTGGTGGTATTATGAAGAAACGCATCCTTACCAATATGGTATGATTATTGGAAACGAACTAAATCCTAGATGGTGGATTATAGCTGCAAAACAAGATCAGACAACCTTTGAACAAGACCAAACTAATGATGTTAGAAGATTATACAACCAAAAATTAAATATTAATTTTAATGGTATTTCTAAATACTATAGAGATAAATTAGAGAAAATAGTTGTAGTTGAAGATTTAGTAATTATCTTTAAAGATAAGAATCAAAGATTTTGGTGCATGGGAGAAACTTCAGGCGGTCAAGTACAAGCTTGGAATTTTGGAACAGGCATTTCTAAATCCGGTAGTAATGATACTACAATGGATATAAATGCCTTAGAAAGATATCCTATACGAGAAGTAGATCCTGATTATGTAAGTCAGATAGTTACATGTGTTTATCCATTATGTGGACATTCATTAGACGATCTATGTTTAGATGGAGAATCTTTAGACAGTCTTTGTGGAAAATGCGCGTCATTAAATTAAAAATAAAATATAAAATATGCCCTTAACACTTACACCTTCAGCAGCATCTATCTGCCTCGATTGGGACAATAATTTTAATATATTACAAAGTGCATTAACAAATGCAGAAATACTTCAACAAGGTCTAATTCACTTGACTAGAGTTGACGGAACTACTTTTGATAATCCAATTCCTTGGTTTACAAATATGATTAAGACTGGGTTAACTTTTAGTCTACAAGCTTCTCCTAATGCAAATCTTTTAGATTATACTTTAGGAACTTATCAAATAAATGCTTTACCTTATACAATTGCAGTAGGTGGAACAATAGCTTTGACAGCTGGTCATGCCACATTTAGTAGAGTGGATGTAGTTTATCTAACTACCTCTAATACAATAGTTTACTTAGTTGGTGTAGCTAGTGCAAGTCCAGTAGCTCCTACTGTTCCAGCAAATACATTAATTGCAGTTTATATTGGTGTAAATCCATTAGCTTCTGGTTTAGGTGGATATACTTTAGTAAATGTAAATTTAGCAGGTGGAAGTACACCTTTAGCCCCAGGAATTTTAATAAATCAAACATTGAGATGGAATGGTACTGCTTGGGTTCCAAACTCTGGAATGTTAGCAAATGGTTTAAAAGTATCTATTGCTGGTATTTCTGGCTTTGGTACAATGGATGCAATAACTAAATTACAAGTTGGTGGAGCAATTATGATTGAAGACTTAGGTGCTCCATTTCCAACAACTGATAAACTTTATAATGTTGCTGGTGATTTATATTGGAATGGTACTTTATTAGGTGGACCAACTGGTACAACAATTGGATCTCACTTAAGATGGGATGGATCTACTTTTGTTGAAGAAACTCAATTCTTAACAACTACTCTTGGTGGCGCAGCTTGGTTATCAAGCTTTACAAATACTGATGCTGGTGGTTTATTAACTAAAACTAATTTAGGACAAAGTTTTATAACAACAAATAGAGGTTCAACTATGTATATAAATGACACATTGAATTTAAAAGATGGCTATATTGATTTATCAGCTCAATCTGGTTTAACACCTGAAATAAGATTAGTAGTTAATGACAATAATATTGGTGCACAAACAAAATACTTTCAAGATGATAATGAAATTAAAATAACTAATTTTGATGGATCAACAACAGCTGAAATTGAAATAACACCTACTCATACAAAAATAACTGGTGGTAAAGGTGTAACACAAAGAAATACTGCTGTAAATACTGCCGTAACTGCAGGTGATTATATGATTGTTGCAACAGTAAATCCATTAACAATAACATTACCAGCTGCACCTTATAATGGTGAAGAACATATTATAAAAGCAATAACTGCAACAGTTCCTAGTCCAATAACAATTAATGGTAATGGTAAGAATATTGATGCGGCTGCAACAGCAACTATCATAACAAATTATGGTAGTAGAACTTTGATATTTAACTCAGCTCTAAATATATGGCTTAACTGTTAGTAAAAAAAATAATAATTTAATAAAAATGGGATACATAACAAGAAATGCTGTTATATTCAATATAGATACAGATACTATTATAACAAATGAAGAAATAGATATCATTATTATTGATGCTTCAGCCGGGGATGTTACTTTAACTCTTCCAGCTATACCTAATGAAGGTTTATTCTTTTATATAAAGGATACTGGAAATGCTGGTACAAACTCAATAACTATTGAGGGTAATGGTAAGAATATTGATGCTGGTACATCATTTGTAATTAATACAAATTATGATTATACAGAAATTTTTTATTGTTCATTAAATGATAAATGGTTTATACTTTAAAAAATTAATAATATAATATGGCTTATAACGCTTCATTAACATCAATGGATACACATCCTTCAAGGACTCAACCTGTTAGATCTTTTAATACAACATTTCAACCATCAACAGATAAAATGTGTTTTGTTACATATAGTATTAGAATACAAACAACATTAACTCTTACAAGTGGTCAAGCTGGTTTAGTTCAGCTTTTAATAGATTCTTTTAGTCCACCAACAACAGTCGTAGCCCAAGGTAGAAGTGGAACTACTGGTACTTTGTCATTAACATTAACACATAATGATGACTACACAGTTGTTTTATCTGCATGGGTTTTACCTGGAAATTATGTAAGAATAAATACTACAAATGTAACAGGTACACCAACTTTCACTTTAGAAAGAAGTACTGAATATCAATTTTAATAAAAATAATAATATAAAGATGTCAAAATTAATAAAAGGAGATACAGCTTTAAGGTATCAATTAGAAGATAATAATAAGGGTAAATTTACGGAAATCCCTTATGAGTTTATTACTTGTATTTCTGTAAGTGGAACTAACATTGTAATAGATTCTGATATAGATCCAAATCCACAAAACATCGTAATTCCTTACGCTAGTATTACTGCACCAACAAGTGCTAATATTACTGAATTAAAAGAAATGATTTGGTGTTGGATTTTATCAAAATCAAGAAAACCAAATGATGAAAATGGTGATCCTTATATACTAATTACTCCAGAAGTTGAGCCTTGTTTTGGTGTAATTGCACATGATAGTTGTCCATATGTTTTACAAAATGTAGGTGGAGTTTTATATTGGGATGGTAGTCCAATAGGTGGAGCTGGTACTGGTATAACAACTGTTGATAATGGTTTAAATGAAAATCCTGCAGGTAATGCCAGATTAGGAGGATCATTAATAGAAGATACTTATACTGACGCAGATGGTTTTGAATACTTTATGAATAATTTTAGTATTTGGAGAGTTCAAGTTGGAGCGGCTGATCCTTTTGGTGCATTTCTTTTAGATGGTACAAGAGCTAGATTATCTAGTGGTATTTCATTGGAATTAGGAACAGCTAGACAAAATGCTGGAACTGCTGCAGTTAATCAAATAATGTATTTAAAAAATGCAGGTACTGGAGAAGTTGAATATAGACATCCATTTATTAGATTAACTGCATTAGATACTACAGCAGGACCATTAGCAGTTAGTTTAAATTCTATAAATGCATTAGATGGTGAAACAAGAACTGTTAAAATTATAGCTGGTGCAAATACTGCAAGTGTTAATGATACAAATGGTAAACTAGTTGAAGGAGTATTAGGATATGTTTTTAGCACTGCCGGAGCAAGTAGAACTTTTACTTGGAGTACTTCAAACGACCAATGGTATTTAACAGCTTCATACTTGTAAACAAGAGTGTGTAAACACTATTTATAAAAATAATAATATAAAAAAATGTCAAAATTATTTAAAAAAGACAATGGTATTAGATACCAATTAGATGACTTAAACACAGGTGAGTATACTACTATACCTTATGAAGTTTCAACAGTATTAACTGTTATAGGAACTGATATAGAAGTTAGTTCTCCTATTGATCCAACTCCTTTAGATTTCCTTATTGATTGGACTTTAGTTAGTTCTCCTGTAACAGCAACTCCTCAAGACTTAGTTGACTTAATGTATTGCTGGATTAGTGAAGAACTTCCA